GACCCGGCTGCCAGATGTACTGGGAATTGGCGTCCTTGAGCTTGCGGACGGCCGCGACAACCGGGCGGCTGATGATCCAGCTCGATCTCTGGCGGTACTGCGCCTTCAGGTTGTAAAACGTGTTCATGACGTCGTCGCCAGCAATCGCCGTCGGGCTCGCGGATATGACGTCACGGGTCGTCGGAATGCCCTGAGCCGACGGCGTCATCACCCCGAGCGGTTGGTTCGCGCCGCTCCCGTTCAGGAACGCGTTCTCCTCGGTCAGCGCGACCATGTAGGCCAGACGGTCGACCAATACCGTCTCGAAGTTCGGGACCTTGCGGATGAGCGTCCGGCTCAGCTTGAGCAGTTTGGCCATCGGGTGAGGCCGCCATTCCCTTTTGCCGACGCTCGCGGTCGTCTCCTCGTTGCCGGTGCCGAGTTCCACCGTCCAGTCGGTAGCCGACGGGTCAGTATCGAGCGCGGGGACGCCGAGGCTGTCGGCAGTCGGCACCTCGTAGACAGTGGACAACTGCCTCACGAACATCAGGTTTTTCATGAGCAGGAGGAAATCCTGGATCATCTCCTGCGGCATGATGGCGAACCCGCCGCCCGTCGGGACGTCGGCCTGGTACGCCTTGGCCTCCGGGCTGTTCAGCAGTTTGGCGTCCGCCTGCTGGGCCGCCGAGCCATCGTAGCCGGTACCGAGCGCCTGCTGTCGGAACAGGGCGACCTTCAGCTCCTTCGCGACGGGCGGCTTCTCGGCCTTCTCCTCGGGCCTCGCGCTGCCAATCACGGGCTGGGAGGTCTCCGGAATCCGCTGCCCCCACGCCTCCAGCTCGTCGGCCTTGCGAAGCCTCTCGATCTGCTTGATGAGGCTATCGCAGTCACTCATCCGCTTGTCGAACTCGGCCTCCTCGTCGGGCGTGAACGTCTCCGGCTTCCCGGCGTGCTTGGCCTGGAGCTCCTGCACCCCCGCGAGGGCGCGGTTGTAGCGCTCCGTCAGTGCGTCAATGGTAGCTTTGTTACTCATCTAGGTAGGCTCCTCGCGCGACCGCCAGCGCGATCCTGCCGCGCCGAACGAGATCGCGAAGTCGTTGCTCCCGCGCTAGGGCGAGAGCGGCTGCGTCAGTGTCGTCCGGGTCGTTATCCTCGCTAGCATCTCGCTGCGGGTACCCATGTAGTGCTATGGCGACCGCCTGTTTCCGGGAGAACCCTGCATCCCGCAAGAACTCCTCGAAATCGCGGACCGTCTCGATTGATTTGACTGCCGAGGCCACCGCTTTCGGGTTGGCCGGGACGGGAACAATGCTGAACTCGTAGAACTCGGCGATCTTTGAGATTCCGCGACACTGCCCCTTGCATCGGGCGATACCAGCAGAGTCGAACAGGTCCATCGGCGCGCCGGACCGCTCGGCATGGTCCAGCAATGCCTTGCCATTCTCGAAATAGTGCACGCCGCTATCGTAATCCGGCATGAACCCCACGGAGAGGCCCACGGAGAGGCCCCGCTGCATCCGCTCCGCGCAGACCTGCCGGGCCGCCTGCCCCTCCGGCGTGCTGTGGAACTCCGCCTTGCAGAGGAGCTCGCCGCCGCGTTCCGCCGCCTCCACGGGCATCGCCACCGGCAGACTGCTCCAGTCGTGCCCGACTGCCACGAACCCGGAGGACCTGAAGTCCTTCAACGCGCCCTTCCAGCACCCTGGGTACAGGACGTCACCCTGGCGGTCGAGGTTTCCCATGACCGCCGCCGCTCCAGCGATCTGGTTGTCGTCGATCTGCACGTCCTTCAGGACGTAGAGCTTGCTCACCGGCAGTGGTTTCATCCTGCACCTCCCAGCCCCGGCCCTACTCCTCCGCCGGTCGTGCGTCCAGCGCGGCGCTCGCCGGGCCGTCGCCCTGCCGCGCGTAGTAGTCTAGCTGCGTCGTCGGAACCTCGCCGACCTGCGGCTCCATCCGCGGCGGGTACAGATTCGGGGCCGCCTTCAGCACCTGGTACGTTGAACAGATACAGTTCGGGTGACTGATCGGAACGTCATCAGGCTGGTAGACCCCCGGCCCCAGGCCGCTATCGTGCGCCGCATAGATATCGCAGATATCGGGCTTCGGGTGACCTGCCGACAACGCCCACCCGATCCCCAGCAGGTACGGCTTCAGCTCGCCCGTCTGGCGGTCTACCGCCGCGACGTTCGTCGTCGCCCTGTGCGCCTGAATGAGTTCCGTCCGCGCAATCCGCATCGCCACCCACCACGGCGAATCCTCGCCCGCTCCCGTCAATGCGTCGTGCACCCGGTCCGCCGTCTGCGCCGCACTCAACCGCTCGGCCACGCTTTGCAGGATCGAGTTCTCGACGGCCTTGTAGCCAAGGTCCGTCAGATTGTGTAGCCTCGTGCTCAATGCGATACCGTCCGAGTAATAGCGGGCCGCAAGGCCCTCGACCGTCTGTTGCGCCAGTCTACCAAACCGAACCGTTACCGCCGCTCCGTCGCTCAGCTTCCACGTCCGGTCCATCTCGGCGATCAGTTCAGGGTCGACGTCTCGGCTCCAGACCGTCTCCGCCACCTGCCGCGCCCTGTCCGCCGCCGCCTGCGCCAGCTCCAGCATACCGGCGTCCAGTAGATCGGCATAATCACTCGACAGGTCCTGCAACCGTTGGTCAATGCCGGCGAGTAGCTCCTGCAGGCGCGCATTGTCGATCATCTGCTCGTCGGTGAACCATTGCTCGCCCAATGCCTCTATGCGTCGAACGATCTCGCGCGCCGCGGTGTCGTACGTGCCCATGAGCCGACGCAGATTATCGCGGGTTAGTACCAGCTGCCTCCGCCGGGCCGCCACGAGCAACGCGCGGTACTCCTCCGGCGTCCAGTCGCGCGCGGCCCTACGCTCCGACCGCATCGAGCTCCTCGATCTCACGGATCACCCGCTCGGCCCAGTCCACGGGCTCCCTGCGGGACTGATCATTCGACGCATCACCTGTCACGTCCGACGCCTTGACCGCCTTACTCCGGCCTGCTGCGTCCGCCGCATCTGGTACCCCACCGACGAACTGCGAGATATCCGGCCCTTTTGAACGGAGTTCATCGCCGTCCGGCACAGGGTCAAGGTCAAGGTGCAACCGCGCCTCGTTCGGCGTTATGATCGGCCCGCCGGCGGCAAGGACCAGCCGTTTCGCCCGCGCATCCTCGTCCGGCTGCAGGGCGCGCACGTTCCTCGTGTCGAACCACATCCGCACGCTCGGGTCGCGCTCGAAGTCGGGCAATAGCTGCAGGTCGAGGTCCTCCGAGAGCTCGGCCATAACGGGCAGTATGCCGTTGTACCAGCCGCCCCGTTCCGCCTGCTCCCGATTGTCGTAGTGGGTGTTCGTGTCACTCGGCAGGCCGAGTACCATCGGGTCCAGCATGAGCGCCGCGCAGACCCGGCTCGTCCACTGGTTGTTGAGGACCTGTACGCTCATCTCGTCCGGTGAGAACCCCAGCCTCTCGATCTCGAACGGCTCGGCCATGAACAGGGGCTCGCCGCGGCGGTCGCCTGTTGTCCGCGCGCGTAGTGCCCGCGTGAACCGCATTGCCTCCTCGTCATCCATCCCAGAGATCGAGCTGTCCCTTGGCCCGATCACGAATGGGGTCATCATGAAGTTCTCGATGAGCGCACTTATGACCGTGCTGTACTCGTTATCCGAAAACACCTGCCGTAGCTGCTGCTTGAGCGGGCTCAGGCCCTTGCGCACGCAATCCGGGTCGACGCCAAACCTGAAATGGACCACGTCCTCGACCGGGTGCTTGATCCACGACCCGTCGACGTACTGCTCGTAGTGCGTCACTTCCGCCGACCCATCCGAGGGCCACCGCGGTTCCATCTGGAAGTGGGGTACCCATCGCAACTCGACCGGGCGGCCATTGTTCGCCCTGATCTTGAGCCAGTAGGCGTTCCCGTCGCACAAGTACGAGAGAACAGTGGCCTTCCAAAGCCTGCGTCCTCCCCACCGCGGCGCAGGACGCTGCAGGAGCTGCGCCAGCGGGTGCATCGGGAGCCATTCGACCGTCTCGCCATCCGGGTTCATCCGCTGCGGCATACATCGCGCCTCAGGAAACGAGAGCATCCACCAGTTGAGGCATATGCCGACAATGCTATTCTTCCAGAGATCGCCCGCCTTCTGGACATAGTCGAGCTGAGTACCGGGCAGGTTCCAATAGAGGAGATTCTGCCGCCTCCTCACGTTGTACGACGCCTGGTCTTGGCCGCCAATCCCCGACCAGCGGAAGGCCTTCAATCCGGCTCGCAACGTGTCGCGCACGCTCATCGGCCTATCCACCCGCGTAGCCAGATCGCGGCAATGAGCACGAGCAGGCTGGCCGCGCCGATCACGACGAGACCGCCTGCGAACTGCACCATCGCCCATAGGATCGGGGCCTGCATTCAGTCATCCCCCAGCACGCGCATCCGGCGCGCCCCGGCCAACTCCGCGAATGCGTCCGCGCTCGCATCTACCTGGTCGTCGCGCAAGCAGCCCTCGCGGAACGATCGCAACTCCGACAGGTACGCATGGTTCCACGCGCCGCGGATCGCCCAGACATTCCCCGCGTTGACCTGCGAGGCGAAGCCGGAGGCTCGGACCTCCTTCGCGCCAGTCACGGGGGCCGACCGCATGTTGCATCCCGCCAGCATTCGCGCCATGTGCAATACCTGGTCCTTGCCTGCCTGTCCGGGGTCTTGGGGTATGCGGATCAGCGCCGCGCGCCCGTCGACCTCCGCCGCCCGCCGCATCTGCGCGTCTCGCTCATCCGGGGCCCACCTACCGCGAACGACGTCGAGCACGCCGAACGACCCGTCCGCCGCCCGGCACATCAGCACGCCCACTGTGTAGTCGCCTCCGCCTGCAGTCGCCGCGAAGTCCCACGCTCGGCAGAGAGCGACAGGAGCCGCCGGCGGATCGTCCACGATTCGAACTCGGTCCGGCTTGAAGATCGAGCCCTCTCGCGGTTGAGGGTTCTGCTGGTAGAGCGCTTCAAAGCTACGTTCGCCATCGTTCTGATCCATGATCGACTTGATACGTAGCAACGCCGCCTCGTCGTACCGTTCCGGCCACAACGCCTCGCCCGGCGCGCGGCCAAGCGGATCGTCCGCCTTAGCGAGAGCAGGCAAGCTCAACACCCGCCATCTATCCGGCTCACTCGCAATCGCCCGCGCGTCCAGTCCGTCCTCATGCCATGGTGTCATAACGATCACGATCGCGCCGCCTGGGTCTAGACGCGTCAGGAGGTCGTCTGTGTAGTGGTCCCACGCCGCTTCACGCTTGACGTCACTCTCGGCATCCTCCCGGCTCCGGATCGGGTCGTCGATCACGATCAGCCGAAACCCCGTACCGGTCGGCGGGCTGCCCATACCGCGCGTCATCATCACGCCGCCTGCCGTCGTGTGCCACTCGTCCGCCGCCGTGCTGTCCTGCGCAATCGCAATCCGGCCCTGCGCCAAGTTCCTCGCCTTGCGCCCCAGCCGGCGCGCGAACCGCTCGTTGTAGCCACTGATCAGCACGTTCGCGGCAGGGTCCATCTCCAGCATCCGCACGGCCAACCTGACCGTCACGTTCTCCGTTTTCCCGTGTCTTGGCGGCATCCTAACGGCGAGGCGGTCACATCGGCCCTGCAGAACGTCGTCTACGTCGCGCGCCACTCGCCGAATATGCCGCGGCAGATACCAACCGTGTGGGTACGTCTGCAGCAGCCAGTCGGCGTAGCTGTCATTAGTCGTCGTCGTCTTCGCTCGGAGACGTCGACAATACTCTTCCCTCAAGCTGCGCGATCTCGCGTCGTAGCTCATCGTCGGATAGACTAGAGACATCCATCTGCACCTGTTGCATGAACGGCGGGTTATACCGCTCCGGCTTGTTGTGCGTGAGCATGAACTGCAGGAGGCGGTCGCTGCCCTTCAACGCGCGCTGCCTGGCCACGTCTTCGAGCATCTCGTTACCGAGTTCCATCGCCTCGGCCCACCGCCGCGCGAACTCCGGCGAGTTCCGCTTGTACAGGTAGACCGTCTGCCGTGTCACCCGCGCCGACCTCGCTGCATGCGTCACGATACCGGTCTCTCCGAGTACCTTGAAGAACCTTAGCCACCAGTCACGTTCCTCAAACGTCAGATTGGTAATATCTTTCGCCATCTATATCCTCAACTCAGACGAAACGACCGCTTCCTCCGCCGTCTTCTCCGTCGTCATTCTCCGGCCATTCCATACTCACATCAACCGGGCCGCAAGCGTCCGTCGCCTTCTTCGGATCGCCCTTCACGAAGACCAAGACATTCTGATGCGTTTTCCCGAGCTTGCGCCCCGCTTCAAACTGCTTCCCAACCCGAACCGGCAAACTGCCTGCGACGGTTACGAGCACCGCGTCATTGTAGAACCGCAGGCCGGCGTCCTCAAACGCGCGGACAGTGTCGGGAACAAAGCCGAGATAGCTGCCGTCCTTGTCCCGCACCTCGCCCACCACGATCGCGGCGAACCGGTCCTCCTTCAGCATTCGGCAAGACCGCGCGATAATGTCGCGAAATGCGTTACTGAACTTCGCATACGGCATTGTGCTCAGGTCGCGCGGGTCGTCGCTATAGACCTCCATGTCCGCATAAGGGGGACAAGTGAAAAGAAGGTCGTACTCTCCCGTCGCGATGGTGTCCACCTGCGCGGCGTCTCCCTCAACCCACGCCGGGCGCACAACTCCGCAGATACGATCCGCCTGTTCCTCGTTCGCCGCTATCTGTGCGGGCCTTAGTTCCACGCCTACGTACTGCCTACCGAGGAGCGCCGCGGTTATACCCCGAACGCTACCGCCCGCGAACGGGTCCAGAATGACGCCTCCCTGCGGACAGAACCAGCGATACACAAGCTCACAAAGAACGGGATCGAATACGCTTGTCCCCGACTGCTCCTGCGCGTTATCTGTGCCGTACGGCGCGAGTTTCGCCCTTTTGTCGGAGTTCTGCTTCCTGTAGTTGTTTAGGGTCGGGTCGCGCATTGCATAGGAGTCGCCCCACGTTATGCCTTCGCTTCGCCCCTCCTCGCTCTTGATTCCGAGGGACAACCAAGCCGCCTTGCGTTTCTGCCAATACCCCTGCCGAGCGTCCAAGACAGAAAATGGAGGAACGAGGAACCTGTCCGCTAGGCTGGGGCGCGGTCCGTCTTCCGCGATCAAACCCGCCGGAGAGGCGAGCATCGCCCCGAGCTCATCCTTGCTCCACAGATCGTCTAGCTCTACCCCGTCCTCCGCAAGCGAGGCGAGCATCTCTGCGTCCCATTCGGCGAGTTCAGCAGTCCTATTGTCGAGCAGCGCGAGCCTTGCCTTCTGCTTCTCGCTCAGGCCGCTCCGGCGCACCGCTACGATCGTCTCGCCGTCGGCGTCGACCACCTTGACGCGCTCGATGCCGGCCTCCGCGGCAGCGGCGACAGTCCCATTGCCCGCCAGCACGCGGTTGGTCTCGTCAATCACGATCGACCGCGCCGCGCCCACCTCCTGCAGGGAGGCGACCAGCATCCCCTCCGCCCGCGGGCCGCGTTTGCGCGCATTGCGCTTGTCTAGTTTGAGATCAGCGATACTCGGCATAGTCCCCCTACCCAGAAACGACAGAAGCCCCTCCGGGGGCGTCGGCCCTCGGCGAGGCTTCGCAAAGCCGCCAGTTTTCAGTTGTCGTGCTATTCTACGCGAACCCTGCCGCGTTTGTCAAGCACTATCTGCAAATCCATCAGACACATTTGGGAAACGACGGCGCAGACGAGCATCCGATGGTCCCAACGCACGTATTGGTTGCAGCGTCCATCCGGGCAGCGGCCCGTTCTGACGCCGGTATAGGGGTCCTCTCGCTCATCATGCACGTGCACCGCCAGCATGCCGTTACCCTCCCGCTCGATCAGCGGGCGACCGCAGGCCGGGCAGATGAGGAGCGGGAGGCGGTGCATCACCAGGTCACGTCAAAGGCGACTTGAATGTGATGTCCATCCGCGGTTATCATCAGCACCCGGTCTGCGTGTCCAATCGCCTGTAATAGATCGTTTGCCACGAGGTGCGCGGACGGCGGAATCATCACAGTCGCATATTTCAGGCTCTCCAGGTCTTCCGGCCAATGCCCGGCGTAGTCGAAGTGCCATGACTGCAGTTTGGCGGGGAATGGCGGCGGCTCGATCCCGAGCGTGCGCCAGGCACCGTTCCACACCTGAACGTGGCACGCCTTCCATGCCGTGTCATCAGCATGGCACCGATAATCGTCTCCCTCGCGCTGTCCCCACGCGACCTGCCCGCGCATTCTGAATACCCGGACAGTGTAGCTCATGTGTTGACCATCCCCGGTGCCGGCCACGACGATAGAGGGTGAGGGAGGGCGCTCGGTAAATGCCAGCCGATAGATCGGCCCCTGCCGTTCGATGAACAGGGAGGATCGTCGCGCTCTCAGCTCATCAGCCGGTATCGCATCCTCAATCTCGGCGATCGTCGGGCGGCTGTCCTCCGGGGACCAGAATAGCCCGCGCGGAGGCAATGCCTTGGACAGTTCCCAGACGTCCCGGTATTCGCGCACGATCCGCAGCGCCGCGTTCGCCATTGCCAGCGGGCATTTCGCCCAGGCCTCCTCCTGGTTCATCCCGCAGACTCCTCGATCTCTGCCTTGATCGGCTCCAGCAGCTCGCGTAGCCGCCGGGCGATCCTTACAACGTGCTCCGGGTCGTCGGACACTACGATATGTCCTAACGACAACATCCGCCTCTGCTCCGGCGTGCATCCGGATGGCTTGGCCTTGCCGGGTGCCTTTAGCTCGACGAAACACCAGAGGGGCCCGGCTATGTGAAAAGGCAGATCGACCATGCCGGGGTCTGATCCCGACAGATCTGCCCGGTGTTGCCCGACGCGCAGGGACTCGAACCCAGCGTAGGCGAGAGCCTGTTTCGTCGCCGAGACGACGGCGGCCTCCGGGTTCGTGCGCCGGGCCCGTCCGCCGCGCATCAACGCAGGCTCATCCGACGTCTTGCGACCGCAGGCGAGACAGACCCAGCCGACGCGGGTCCGGGCCGCAGTGGGCAATCGTAGCGGCCGCATCTCGGCCCCGCAACACATCGGCGCACCGGCGCTCATTTCGCCTCCTCCGTTGGGACGAGCCCGTACGCCCCGTAGTTCGGCAGCGGCAATGGGCCGTCCTGCGGTCTCCACAGGTGCAGGCAATACGGATTGATCCGCGCCTGGTTGTGAGACGGGTGATACTGCAGGACTGTTTCATGCGGCTCCCAGATCGAGTTCCGCACGACCTCCATCTCCATCCATGTCGGCGGGCGGTCCCGGAGGCTCACGCTCACATGGTCCCAGTTACTGCCCCATGAGACGATGAGCCCCAGCACCTCCGGCGTCATGCCCATGAGTAGGCGTTTCTGCGCCGCGAACCCCGAGTCCGTCCGCTGCAGAATGCGCACGCTGCGAGGGTTGCCCATCAGCTCCCTGAGCTCGTCATTCGTCTTGCATGTCCAGAACGCCTTCATCGCTCCTCTCCTCCTCCTGCAGAATCGCTCCACAATGCCCGTAGAGCGTCGCGAACCGCCTACCCTGCGTACTCACTGCACTTCGCACCTATCGCGCCTCTCCGTGTCACGTAGCGCGATCATGGGGCATTCTGACTTGAAGTCGCGCCCGCGGTCTCGGTCTCCGCGCCGTTCTCGATGCTCACGGTCTCGACGTTCTGCACCCACGCCTCCCAGTCCTCCGCCTCGCCCGAGTAGATCACAGGCGGAATGTGCTCCATGATGCGTATCGCAACCTTGAATGGGTCAACGTCGCCAACGACGCGGCAATCGGCCTTGAAGATGATTATTATCGTTACCTCCCTCGAATGATTTGCAACGCGCGCTATTCAGCAACCTTAAGATTTCTTAAGGTTTGAGCATCCCTCGAATCGGCGAGCGTCTCTCGAAGGCGATTATCATCGCTAGCTGATCTCAAAGTAGGGTGTAGGGTTGTATGAAGGGTGCACCTTTTTTCACTTTATTTTGAGCTTGTGACTCATATAGTAAAAAACCTAAAAACAGGTACACCCTTCCTACACCCTACACCAGGCCAGGATTATCCCTGTCGAGCAACCCGATCCCTTGCCACCGCATGCCATGTTTGCCCCTCATGGAGGCGAAACCGCGCTCGGAGAGCCGGCGGCTGAAGTCTTTGTGGTTCACCGCGCGTTCGCCGCAAATCCGGGCCCATTCGGCGTACGCCACGTAAAGCTCCGTCGAGCCGCAGGTGTACTCGCCCGAGATCACACACCGCTCGTCGAGGAACTCCTTCAACGGGTCCATGTCCTCACGGTAGGCGGACGTCGCCTCGCGGACCTGCGGCGGTGCGCCGAGGCCCTCCCGTTGCCAGCGCAGGCACCCCTCGACCGCCCACGACAGGATGCCGCGCGCCTCGACCTCGAATCGCCTGTCGATCTCGCGCCGGGGAATCAACGCGTCGTCCGGGATGCGCACAGTGAACGGGATCAACGGCAGGCGGTCCCATATCGCCTGGTCGGTGCCGCGCACGCGCGGTTTGTGATTCGTCGCGAGCCAGATTTTGAAAACCGGCTTGAAGTCGAACCACTCGCCATGCAGGAACCGCGCCGATATCGTGTCGCCCCCTGTCAGGCTCTTTACCATGCTCTCAGCAAGACGTTGACCATCCTCCGCCTCGGACGCGTAGACGTACCGGGCACCGGCGAGCCGAGCAATGTCGTTGGGGATCGTGCCCTGCTGTTTGACCATCAGCGTCGACGTCGGCGTACGGACCGCGTAGGTGCCGAACAGGTTGGCGATCGTCTCGATCATCGTCGTCTTGCCGTTCCTGCCTATGCCATGCAGGATGAACATCACGCGCTCATCCGTCAGGCCCGTCAATGAGTAGCCAACGGCGCGTTGAACGTATGCGCGGGTCTCGGCGTCGGGAATGATCGTCGCGAGGAACTGCTCCCAGTACGGGCACTCCTCGCAGGGGTCGTACTCGACCCCGCAGAGGCGCGTCAGGAGCCGCTCCGGCTTGTGCGTCAAGAGTTCTCCTGTGCGCAGGTCCACCACGCCGTTGGCGCAGTTGAGGAGCCACGGGTCGACGTCGAAATCCTGCATTCGAACCGGTATCCCCGGCTCGGACTGCGCAAGGGCCAGCATCGCGCTACGTTTCGCGTTCGACTCCGAGGAAATGGCGTGTTTGGACAACTCCTCGCGCTCGGCCTTCGTTTTGCATGCCGATACCTCGTCATGAATGGCCATGATCGTCGCCTTGGCGATCTGCTGGACCCGCGCGTCATCCTGCTCCCAATGGGTCCCGGTCCAGACGTACCATGCCTGGCGGTCATAGGAGTACCGTAGCTCATGCCCATGCCATGCCGCGAGACGTTCGGCATTGCCCGTGTCCGTCGCCCGGCGTACCTCGGCCTCCTCCGTCTGTACGGGCACCCATGCAGGCGCCTCCTTAGCCAGCCGAACGAGCTCGGCAAGGGTGCCCCCGGCCTCGATCCAATCCGAAACGTCTCCCTTGGGGAGCAGGTTGGGCAGGTGCACGACGCGCACCATTCGCGCCACCCCGTACAACGACCGCGCCACCTCCTGCGCATGCTCCTCGCCCGGTTCGTCGTTGTCCGGCAGAATGATCACCGAGGCCCCGCGCAGGTATTGAGAATACTCATCCAGCCACTTCCCCGCACCGCCCGAGTTGCAGGTAGCCACGCAGCCCAACCGCCGCAGGTTGTCGGCGTCCTTCTCACCCTCGACGATGAGCACAGTTTTGCCCTCACGGGCCCGCGTCACGACCTCCGGCAAGCGGTAGGGGACGCGCTCCACACCGTTCAGGTTCCATGTCCATCCGCCGTTCGCCGCGGGGCGGCGCTGTTTGAAAACCTTCTTGCCGTTGGGGAGTGGAGGGTATCGGAGGACCTGGTAGAGGAGTTGCCCGTGTGCGTCGGTGTAGTCGTAGACGACCTGCGGGGGAACGTCATGGCCGTAGTCGTGCTGGGGCGGTTTGTGCCCGTTCGTGCTGGGCCGCTCCGCCGGTCTCTCCGGCCAGAGCCCGCGCGCCTTGAGCGCCGCCACCACCGCCTCCTGTGAGCATCCCGCGTGGCAATGGACGAGGATTGTTCCATTGCGTTCGCTGACGCTTAGGCTGGGCGATCCGTCGTCGTGCGCAGGGCAGTGAACGGACCCGTGAGTGGATCGACAACTGCAACCGGGCCGGTCACAACGGAGAGCATCCCGGATACGGTCAACCTGAACTACCGAAGGCATCTCTTCCTCCCTGAAAACAAACAGACAAACAAAAACTGACCCTAGAGAGAACCTGGTACGCCTGGTTGGCAGTCCCCGCACAGGTCGAGGTCGGCGAATCCAGGCCCTCTCTAGGGCCAGCAATCCTGTGTGTCCTAGCGCTGCCAACGCCTCTGATTGTTGATCACATTGTAACGCATGACGGGGCGAATGTCAACGCCGATTTACGCCTCTCCGTCCCACGGCTCCGGCTGCTCCGCCCACGCCAGCACGCGCGCGGTCAGAGGCTCGAACCCGTCGAGGTACCACTGGTCACTGATGTACGCCGCCATCGCCGTGAACCGCTGCCCGCGGCGCTCAATGGTCACCAGCACGCGCCCACGGGTCTCTGGCAGGCATTCGCTGCAGGGGTGCCAGACTAGACCAGGCAGGCCGCAGT